TAGCGCATGAAATGAAACTTACAAAAGATCCTCGCCGCGCTTATGGCGAAATGAATCAGCAAATGGCTCATATAATCCGCGCCTTTAGAGACTTGAAAGGTAAGCACGTTTACATAAGCGCCAAGCTATCACAGGCTCAAGATGAAGGCGGCGCTATGCTCTACTCCCCTTCGATGCCAGGCAAAACAGCAGGCGCAGCCATGCCCTACTTTTTTGATGAAGTGCTGGCGGTTCGAGTTGAGAAAGATGGCGAAGGCAATGTTCATCGCGTCCTTCAATGCCAGCCCGATGGTAGATGGCAAGCAAAGGATAGAAGCGGAAAGCTTGAAATGTGGGAAAAGCCCGATTTGGGCGATGTTATTAAAAAAATACAGGGAGAACCGTTTTGAGTGAAATTAAAGATGCATTAAAACACTGGCTTTATTGGAAAGATCAAGAAAACCAAGCAAAGGAAAGCCGCCAACAGATTGAAGATTGGTTATCGGATCAGTATGAACTAAACGAAACAGGAGAAGGCACAAGCACATTTAAAGACTCAGGCTATACAGTCAAAGTCGTTCAAAGAATGTATAGAAAAGTAGATTCTGAGAAAGTTCAACAAATTGCAGAAGAGAAAGGATTACAAGATCACATACCGTACCTTTTCCGATACAAAGCAGAGATAGACGCCAAAAATTGGAAAAATAGCGGCGCAGATGTAACAGAACCTTTTTTAGATGCAATTACAACAACCCCTGGCAGACCATCATTCAAAGTAACTGAAGAGGAAAAGTAAAATGGCTTATTTAGGTAAAACATACAACGTTGAAGAAATGCCGCAACAACAAGAGTTCAAGCCTTTACCTGCTGGCGAGTATGAATTATTGGTTGAAGAGGTGGAGCTACGCCAAACTAATAACGGCGCGGGTGAGTACCTGCTTTTTAAAACCAAAGTTCAAGGGCCAACCCATCAGGGCCGTGTTCTTTTCGACCGCATCATGATTAGCCACTCCAATCCAATGGCTGAAGAGATCGGACTGAAGCGCCTAAACAGCTATATTAGGGCTATTGGCTTGTCTGGCGCCAATGATACTGACCAGCTAGTTAATAAGCTGGTTAAGGCCAAGGTTAAGGTTGGCACGCCCAGCGAAAAATACCCAGAACCTGGCAATGATATAACGGCATACATGGCAACTGTAAGCGCCCCAATGCCATCACCTTCCCCATCGGCTCAGCCTGAAGCCAAGCCATGGGAAAATCCACAACAAGAATCCGCACAACCATCAAGCAAAAAGCCTTGGGAGTAAACATGGTCAAGATACCGGAGCCGCAGCACACGCTTGCGGCCCTGGTTGATGCCGCTGTAGAGCGACACGACCAGGAGAACAGCAAACCCCGATCCCATATGGGCGCCAGCATGTTGGGCCACGATTGCGAGCGCTACTTGTGGCTTTCTTTTCGATGGGCTTTTAAGAATGGCTTTAGTGGTCGCATGCTGCGCTTGTTCAAACGTGGACAGGATGAAGAGTTGAGCATTGTGCGCTACTTGAAGATGGCTGGGCTACAAACCGAGTTTACCGAGCTTGACCACAAGCAAAAACGTGTCGAGCTTGGCGGCCACGTGAGTGGCTCTATGGATGGCATAGTGAATTATGGCGTGCCACAAGCGCCACAAAAAAAGCACGTTTTAGAGATAAAGACACACAACGATAAGAGCTTTAAGCTCTTATTAAAGGATGGCGTTGAAAAGTCAAAGTTTCAGCATTTTGTACAAATGCAAGTATATATGCATGGCGAAGGTATAGACCGCGCTTTGTATGTCGCCATAAATAAAAATGACGACACTATCTACACTGAGCGCGTCAGGTACAAAAAAACCATTGCCGAAAAATACATAGAAAAAGGTAAACGCATAAGCCTAACGCAATCATCCCCACTAAAAATAAGCGAGGATAAGACCTTTTATAAATGTAAATGGTGTGATGCAAAAGACGTATGCCACAACAAGCTAACCACAGAAGTTAATTGCAGAACATGTGCATACATTGAGCCAACAGAAGAAGGCGATTGGTATTGCCACCACTGGAAACGAAACATACCAACGGAATGGCAGTATGAAGGCTGCCCCAATCACGGGCTAAACCCTGAGCTAGTACCCTGGGATTTTATACCAGACAGCGATAACGGTATCAATTGGGTCATAGATGGAAAAACTGTTAACAATGGCGCCGATGGTTATAGCAGCCATGAGATTCTAGCCAACGCCAATGCGTGTGCTCATGGCGACGATTTTACCGACGCACTAAGAAAAACATTTGACGCGAGGGTTATTGAATGAAGGTATTGGTTGATGAGACAGAACTCAGGGTATTGTTAAGGGATAATATTATTATTCAATTACTAGAAGCTAAAGATAATTCACCTTATGAAATGCTAAGCGGTGAAGAGTGGGAAAAATCAGAAAGATTAAGCTTTGATGTATTGAAAAAATACAAGAGGGTAAATTAAATGCTAAGGGATTACCAACAAGAAGCTGTTAATCAAGTATGGGATTACATGAGAAACAATAAAGGTAATCCCTGTTTGGAGATGCCAACAGGAAGCGGTAAATCATGGGTTATTGCCGCCATATGTCAAGACGCACTCAAGTACCCTGGCACTAGGATACTCATGCTAACCCACGTCAGGGAATTGATAGCCCAAAACCTTGAAAAGCTATTATCCCTTTGGCCTGGCGCCCCTGTTGGCGTGTATGCCGCTGGTCTGAAGCGTAAGGAGTCGGGCTGCCCTATTACTTATGGCAGTGTTCAAACGATACAGAGGAACATTGAGGCCGTAGGAGAGCAAGACCTTATAGTGATAGATGAATGCCACCGGATTAGCCATAAGAATGAGGGGGGATATATAAATATAATCGAACAGATAAACCCTAATAGGGTGATAGGTTTAACCGCCTCACCTTATAGGCTTGGCCACGGATATATAACAGATGGAGATGCAATTTTTGACGAAATAATAAAGCCGGTGTCGATAGAAGAAATGGTCGAGCGTGGCTATCTTGCGCCACTTAGAAATAAGGCTACACAACACAAGATCAGTACCGATGGTGTTAAAAAACGTGGCGGTGAGTTTATTGAGGGAGACCTACAAAGGGCCGTTAATACAAGTCACAATAATGTAAGCTCAGTTGAGGAAACCATAAGGCGCGCCAGTGATAGAAAGTCATGGCTATTCTTTTGCACGGGAGTAGATCACGCTAATGAAGTGAAAGAATTACTCATAGAAAGAGGAATAAAAGCAGAAACAATAACGGGCAAAACGCCAACCTGTGAGCGCGATGATATCATTGCAAGATTCAAGGCCGGAGAGATACGCGCTTTAACAAATGCAAATGTGTTAACAACAGGATTCGACTATCCTGATATAGACTGCGTGGTGTTCTTGCGCCCCACTATGTCAGCCGCTCTTTATGTTCAAATGGCTGGCCGTGGCATGAGGCCAAAAAGCCACGCCAAAGACTGCCTAGTGTTGGATTTTGCAGGCTTGGTTTTGGAGCATGGGCCAATAACAGCCATACGGCCAAAGAAGCCAAAAGGTAAAGGAGAAGCGCCAATAAAGCAATGCGAAAACTGCGGGGAAGTAGTGGCATTAAGCACTAAAATATGCCCTGACTGCGGCGCTGAGTTTGTTAGTGAGGAAAAGCCAGAAAAAGAATACATTCTCAATGACAGAATAGACATAATGGGAGAGGATAAAGAAGACCCCCAAATGTTTGAATTTGACGTTGATAAAATAGACTTCAGAAAGCACATTGCCAAGTCTGGGATACCGTCATTAAAGGTTACATACTGGGGGGGGTATTCTAAAGTGGTTGAATATCTTTGCATAAACCACAAAGGGTATGCAGGCGAAAAGGCGGGCAGGATTCTATTAAGAATGTGCATAAATTCAGGCGCTGAAATAAATAGCTTTGAGGCACCAGAGGATGAGGAAAAGCACACCGACACACTAGCAACATGGCTTAACTGTAATGTTTCACCGCCATCAAAAATATACTACAGAATGAATGGCAAGTATGAAAACATAATTAAAAGGGAATGGGATGAACAATCTGATACCGATAATAGAATGGCTGGTTGATTACCACGAAAACCCGCCCCGCTGCTGCTATACGTGCCTTTACTATACACAAAAGGAGTGCAAGAAATTCAAAGAAGTTCCGCCACTAGACTTTAAACAGGAGATAGACAAATGCGCCGCATATCGTCCAAAAGTCCCGTTTTGAATAAAGGTAACTTATCAGAGCACTATGAGCAGGTTTATTTTGTAAGCTGGTTTCGAAAGACTTTTAACGATGAAATAATTGCAATACCCAACGGCGGCGCTCGCAGCCGATCTGAAGGGGCCAAGATGAAGGCCGAAGGGGTTAAGCGCGGCGTTAGTGATCTATTCATCCCCGCTTGGTTCCTGTGGATAGAGATGAAGCGCGCCGATGGTGGTAACGGCATGAGCAAAGAACAGAAGGAATGGGCCGAATATGTTAAATCAATTGGGTACGATTTTATGTGCTGCAATGGTTTCGAGCATGCTAAGTCATGCGTTTTAAGGCACCTGGAGCTAGAAGAGGATGAAGGGGAAGAAAATGAAGATAAAAACTGAAATGGATTACCTTATAGATGCCATGCCAATAGCTAAAGAAATAGGGGCAAGCGTTGAGGCTGGTGATGGGTATGTGGCGCTATGGATCAATGGCGATAAAGTTATATGCTCTAACGCGCATGAGGCCATCGGATGGTGTCGGGGATATGCTCAAGGAAGAAAAGACTCATTGGTGACAAAAAATGACAGTCACATGTAGAAAATGCGGTAGCACTGAGCGCACAAACCCCTACCCCAGCGCCCCCAACGGGTATTGCTTGCCGTGCAAAAAAGCAAGGGAGAAAATCTACAGAAAAAGAGAGCCTGGCGAAAAGTATCACAACACGGTAGCAGAAAAGAACGCAATACTATCATGCCGTCACAATAACAAAAATTTTATTGTTTGGAATCGTGCTTTTTCTTGTCGTCAGAAATAACTTTAAGTATATAGGCCGTTAGCACTTCGCTAGCGGTCTCCCCTCTTGCTTTACATATCCTATTAAAGTGTGTTTTTGTTTCTGTGTCGATTCGCAACCTGATCACATCATTCTTGTTTGACATTATTGTAAACCCCTTTGTTATTTATTTTGATGTAGCTACAAAAAGTTATTGCAATGTAGCTACACCGCGATTATATTATTTATATCGCTTAACGACAAGCGACAACAAAAAGCAAAGAGGAAGTAAAATGGAATGTAAACTGGATGAGATTTTGAAAGAAAAAGAAATGACACGAAGCGCCCTATCAAAGATTTGTGGTGTGGCTGTCACCGCCAAAGTTTGTGAAGGTGCAAATATCGGCCTTGAGAATGGTCAGAAGATCGCCGGCGCTCTAGGCTTGGCTGTTGATGATATTTGGCCCAACCCTTATAGCGTAGAGACTGTCACAGAGACAGTCGAAGTCACTAAGACTCTATTAGTGTCATCAATTCCTGAAAATACGGAATCAGAATCCATTTTTTCATAATTTCAGCGCCTCGCTGAAACACCCGCCCCTCATTCATTTAATTACTATTCTGTGTTGTTGGTGATTGAGGGGCATTTCAAAATGATGTTAACAGGGAGTGAACTATCATGACAACAGAAGAAGCAAAGATTAGACGATTGCAACAGATTGAGCTAGAGCGCATGGAATTGGAAGAAAAAGGCAGCTATGAAGCGCTGGAGGCTATGGAATCCGAACGTCAAAACAAGGGGCCAATATTACCAACCCCAGTTTTTATTGTGGGCTTAATTTTGCTGGCCATTTTCGCAAGCACTTGCTCTTTTGCTTCTGATGAATACCCCGCACCACAAGAAGGCGCGCCAGGCGGTGAGCCTGTCTGCTATCCTGATGAGTGTGAAGTAGCATGAAGGTTTTAGTGAGGCTTGGCACTAACCAAGCCACTGTAAAAATTAAGCGCCTGTTTGGATCGGACATTGAAGAGAATTGCACCTATCAATCAGGTGCTTGGTACTGGCAGCACAAAGGAAAGATAACTGAGGTGCCTTGTGATGTGGCCCTGGCAATCAGGAGCGCTCAGGATGGCCTACACGATGAAACTCCAAGAGTGGCACTATCAACTCAGGAACTACGCTCGGCAATGTAAAGCGCAAGGGTTTACTCTGTTTGGCACTTACGAACACTGGCCGGAACATCACGAAAAAGAACTAACAGACGAAGACAAACGAATCATAAAAATATTTTACGACATGGACGTTTAACTATTTGGGGGTTTGTCATGATAAGAAAGAAGCCAACGCATAATGAAAAAAACCAGCTTAGAACAATGGCTAGCAACAAAGCGGAAGAAATAGCGCGTGATCTAGTTAACAGCCTGCAATTTGAAACAATTTCTGGCCGCCCTATTCTTAGCTTCGATGTTATTAGAGAA